TCAGATGATGCGCGTGTCGGCCTTGAGACGGCCGACTATAGCGACGAGACCCGATACGGCACTGATTGCCTGCAGCAACGAATCCGTAAGCGCCTGCCCGTCGGCATCTTCAATGGGAAGGCCGAAGAGCCCTCCGGCAGCCGTGACGATCGTCACAACCGATGCCCAGATGGTGCGGGAAAGATACCAGGGTTTCATGCCCGACATTTCTGCTCCTTTCTTTGATTTCAGTCCTTCAGGCGAGCCAGATTGTTCGCCGAAGAGGTATGCCCGCGCCGACTGCTGCGCTCACCTGGCGTATCGTCAGGTCGATCGCGGCGGGTCTTTCGGGAAAGTCCAAAGCCATCATGGCGGCCGTCAGGGTCCATGCCGGCATGAAGACGATCTCGCTGCGCACGGGTTCTCCACCCACCGGGGCAACGTCGACCCGATAGGTCTCCCGCTCTTCGCCGAGAGGGATGTCTTCCCCGAGCCAGTTGTCGGCATCGATGCGTCCGCGACGTATCCAGGACAGGTGCAAGTCGCCATTCGCGTTTCTTGCCTTCAGATGCACCGGGGAAAGCGGCAGCAGCGCGCGTATCCCGCCGGCAGCGGTTGCCAGCAGGAACTTGTCGTCGGAAATGCCGTAACCGGCAGGCCCGATCCGCCAGTTCAATTCGAGGCCGATCTCCTCCGCCTTCAGCCCTGCCGGTGCTACCGCCTCATCGAGGAACACGAAGGGCGCGCCATTCTCCGCACCTGCCGCCATTGCATCGCTGGTGCCAAGCTGCCCGCGCAGGAGATTGCTCAACCGCCATACGGAAGGCGCGATCTCCTCTGCCTGCTCGAACTGGATGATCTCCCATGCGCCGCTGAGCGAGCGAATGGCGGCGGCATTCGACCCGTGCAGCATCTGCATGCGCGAAACGCTCTGCAATTCACCATCCCAAAGCCGAACGACCACCTGCCTCGCGCGGTCGATCCGTCCTTCGGTCGAGGCGGCGGAAAGCGCCTGCTGCAAAACACCCATCGTCGCCCGGCGCGTCAGCGTGCTGCGGAGTGCAAATCCCGTATTCTCGGGCGAGGCCAGAACGGCTTGGGAACGCCAGGGCGCGGCTCTCGCAGCAAGCCGAAGTTGGTCTTGCGGGATGTCCCGCGATGTGCGCAACGGCAGATCGAGGAGGATGGCATGCGGCTTGCCCGGCACGGTGGTGCCGCCGGCACCCGTTCCTGGACTTTTCACTTCCCCCGCTGGCGGCGCAGCGATGCGTACGATGCGGCGAGCCCTGACGAGCCGCGTCAGGCCGTCTTCCACTTCATTCACGAGATAGTCAGGCCCCTCCGTCTCTCCCGGCAGCCGCACGATGCTCCCCGGTTCCACCCAGCGCTCGGATGCGGGCAAGACGAACGTCACCTGCTCGCGGCCGTCCCAGGCCCGGCGCAGGATGGCGCGCACGAGGCTGTTTGCTTCGCCGACGGCAAGAGCACCCGGAAAATGGATGAAGGTGGTATCGCTCCCTTTGGCGCCGACGTAATCGGCGGACGCTGTCCCCGACTGGTGGTTGTTCATCGGATCGGTGAAATCGATCTGCACCAGCGCCGGCAGCGCATGGTCGGGCTCGCGCACGCGCTCGACCGTCTCCCGGCCATCCTCGACGACCAGCTCGTCGAGAACCAGCGCCTCGCCCGCTCCGGCACCTTCCGTGGCAAAGACAAGGCCGTGATCGCCATCAACCGCGCCGATACCGAACACCGTCGCGACCGGCTCGATCGCTGCGCGTGCCGTAGTGGGGTTGCCAACGGCGTAGCCGGCAACCATGCCGTCGGCACGCGCCGTGTCGGCGGGCGGCAGATGATGGTCCTTCAATATGGCGGCGATCAGCGCATCGACGGAAACACTGCTCAGCCGGCCGTTGAGCCAATGCCCGCTCCACCAGTTGCCACCATCGCCCCAAACGCTGCCCTGCAGCGGAAAGGCGGGGAAAGGTCGCGCGTCCCAGGCCCAGATATTTATCGCGTCCACATCCACCATCGGTCCGCCATAAATGGGCGAGATGGGATTGGCCGCTGCCCCGCCATCCTGCCAATGCCGGTGGTGGGCCAAGAGGAAGCGATACTGAGCCAGATCCGAACGCCCCCCGTTCGAAAAATACGGCGAGGCGCTCTCCACCGATTTCGGGTCGGCAAAGACGTTCGGCTGGTTCGGGCCTTTGTCGATCGCCGCGCAGCCGAGCTCCGTGAAATGGATCGGCTTTGACTGCGGCTCCCACGCCGTGGGCGTGCTCGTCTCGATCCCGCCGATACGGTTGAAGTGCCGGTTCGACCACCAGCCGACGAGGTCCTTGTAGCGATATATCCAGGGCTTGTCGTAGGCACCGTCGCTGATTGGCGTGCGCCGGCGCAGGAAGCGATCCGCCTCGCTCGCATAATACCACTCGAACCCTTCGCCGGAGGTGATGCCCGCCTTCAGGGCTTCGAGGTCATAGGGGCCGGTAAAGCCGTCCGGATTGCCGCCTCCGATATCCTGGTCCCGCCAGTCTGACAGTGGCATGTAGTTGTCGATGCCAACCGCATTGATCGCCGGATGCGCCCAAAGGCCGTCGAGATGGAAGAACACATCGCCCGAGCCATCGGCGGGCTGATGGCCGAAATATTCCGTCCAATCCGCGCCGTAGGTGATGATTGTATCGGGCCCGAGGATCGTGCGCGTCTCCGCTGCAAGTTGCTCCAGCAACTCCACGAAAGGAAAACGGTTTTCCGCATCGCGTAGGGTCGTCAGCCCGCGCATTTCCGAGCCGATGAGGAAGGCGTCCACACCGCCCGCAGATTGTGCCAAATGTGCGTAGTGGAGGAGGAACCGCCGATAGCCCCACTCATCCTGATCGCCGATGAATCGCACCGTATCCCCGGAAGGCAAAAACTGCGACGGCATCGCAGTCCCGGCGAACGCCTCGATCTCCCCGCGGGCGGCGGCTGTCTTGTCGGGGGTTCCGGACCTTCCCGGTGCCGGATGGCAGGTGATGCGCCCTCGCCAGGGATAAGAAGGCTGCGCCCCATCGGCATGCGGGTTCGGCAGGTCGTTTCCCGCTGGAATGTCCATCATGATGAAAGGATAGAGAGCCACCTTCAAGCCCCGGCTTCGGATGGCGGCGATAGCCTCCTTCACGGAGCGGTCTGTGGGTGTTCCTCCATAAGCCGCTTCCCCGTTGTTGAGCGAAACGACCTGCGCCTCCTCTCGCTCCAGGCCGGAGACACGCCACGCCATGGACAACCCCTCCGGATTGCTATGCGTGACCATGGGCCGGATCCTGCAATGGCCCGCGCGGAGGTCGGTGCCGAACCAGGTGACCACTAGGGACACCGTCTTCAGGTTCGGGCAGAGCATCTGTAACTCGTCGAGCGAGGCTTCGAGATCGGTGCCGGCTGTCAGCACATGCCTGTTCAGAGCCTCCGCCTCGCCTGGCGCGACAGCCCGTCTCACCGGTGTCGTCGCCAGCCCGTATTCGGTTGAACCGGGTATCAGCGAGATGGACCTGATCCGGTCATTGAGCTCGCCAACAGGGCGTATCACCTCAAACTGCAACTGCGGGATGCGTCTTCCATATTCGTCAATCGGAAACCGCTCGAGGACGGCGTAGGCCGTCCCGCGATAGGCCGGCGCATTGCCTTCTCCCTGCTTCGCCTCGATGAGCGGGTCCGCAAGCTGGTCCTCGGACCCTGGATGGATCCGGATCTCCACCTCGTTGCGGTCCAACTCCCGGCCGTCGGCCCAGATACGGCGCACACCGGCAATGGGGCCTTCGCAAAGCGCAAAGGCCGCGTTGACGAAGTAGGAATAGGAGGTGGTCTTCGGGCCGCCCTTCGCGCCTTGGCGGGTCGTCGTGCTCTGTTCCTCGAACCTGGTCGCCCAGATAAGCGTGCCGGCGGTCCGCACAGTGCCGTAAAGCCGCGGCAGGGAAGCTCCTTCCTCCGCGGTGAAGGGTTGAGCCGTGGTCAGTCGCGGGCCTTCATAGCGCTTGGTCGAATCGATCAGCGCCCGATCGATCACATAGCCCGCCAGCGCGCCGGCGGCCGAGCCGATCGCCGAACCGGCAGAGCCCAGCATACCGCCCAGAAACGAACCGGCGGCCTGCAGAACGATGGTTGCCATCAGCATTCACTCCGAAGGTGCGGGAAAGGCGAAGACGCCGGCAATGCGTCTGCGCCATTGCGGTATGAGTGGCGAAACCAGAACCCCACGCCCTTCATAGGCATGCACGAAAGCGTCCTCGCGTGTGAGGATGCCTGCGTGTTTCGCCGGAAGATGCGGCCGCCAGCGAAAAAGGATCAGCCGGCCGGGCGTCAGCCGGTCAGAAGAGATGAAGTGGCGCCGTGCCGCCTCGAGCATCCGTTCCTGCCCGCCGGCTTCGGCCCAATCCATGGTGTAGGGACCAGGCGCTTCCGGCTCACGCCCGTAAAGCGATCGCCACACGCCTCGCACCAACCCCAGGCAATCACACCCCACTCCCTTGCGGCTCGCCTGGTGGCGATAGGGTGTGCCGACCCAGCTCATCGCCTCCGCGACGACGACCGCCGGTGAGGCCTCGCTCAATCCCTGTGTCATTCGACCAGCGGGCCGCCGTCGAAAAGCTGGCCTTCCACGACATAACTGTACGCTGCGTCGTTGCCCGGCAGATGAGGGAAGCCACGGAAGTTCAGGCTGTTGGAAAACTTGGCCTTGCAGGTGGAAAACTGTTTGTTGCAGCCCGCCGTCACGATGAATGCATCCCCCACAGAAACATCAGCCGCCGTATCCCTCCAGAGATCGAGGACTGCTCCGCCAGCCTCGTTGCGATGCACCGACACTCGCTCCCTCCGGCCTGCGCTTGCACCGGAGGTCCAGGTGACGATGCCGTGGGAAAACCAGCCGCTTTCAAAGCCCTCAAGGCCTGATACCCTGATGCTGTTGCCCTCGATGGCGATCAACGATCCTGATCCCCGATATCGTGCATCGTCCAGGTCAACTCCGCATCGCTGATCGCCCAGTTCCGCGTCGCAGTGGCGCCGAACAACCCGGCCGTTGGTCTGATCGAGTGCCCGTTCGGGACTTTCCAGCTCCGCTACGAAACGCCCGTCCCGCCGTGCGATCCGGCCGATCACTGCTCGCCGCAGCGGCATGAACTGTTGTGGATCCCGCCAGTTGACGAGCAGGGTGTCGACCTTTGCCCCGTCATACACTCCGGCGACGATGTCCGCTTCATCGATGTCGAGCGCGGACAAGGCGCCCTCCACGTCCACGGTATCGACGGCAAGCCCCAGGGAGCGACGCGCCTCGCTTCCCGAAAGGCCTGTTTCGGGCATGAAGAGAGTCCCGTCGCAGATGACCTGGCGATCGTGGTCGGTGAAGCCCAACACCCGACCGTCTGCGCGCGTTACGCGCCAGCAGTGGCAGAGCGTCGTAACCTCCCCGTTCAGATGCTCAGCCAAATCAGGGGAAAGCTCCGCCATCACAGCACCTCTATCAGCGGAATCGAAGGTATCTGCCCTGCCCTAAAGCTCGTGACGCTCGCCGAAAGCCGATCGGTATCGAACCGCACGGGGACATCGAACTCGAAGCCCGCCGTGACAACTTCGCCATCCGCCGGAATGGCGTCCGGAGCGAACACGAGCTCCCCCGTTTCGGGATCGATCGAGTAGTCGACCGATGGTTGCTTCACCGTGCCGCCCGCCGCCACGACGACACTCTCCGGCACTGGCCACTTGATCTCGCGCCGATAGGCGTCCTGTCCCTCTCCGTAAGTCTTCCCGAGCGCGAATCGGCTTCGCACGCCGTCGCCGGTCCCGACCTCCTGGTCGAACGGCGTCGGCAACTCCTGCGGCGCGCAGGATTTCATGTCGAACGGGTCCCGGAACCGGAAGGCATGAAGCGATCCGCGCCGCGCCTCGAAGAACGCCATCACCTCGTAGAGATCTTCCAGCGAGCGTACTCCCGTTCCGGCATCGTAATGCCTGCGCGAGTGGGCCACGCGCGCGTTGCGCTTCTCCCGGCCAGAGGTCAGAAGCACGATCTCGTTCCGCCGCTCCGGCCCGCCGGTGGCGCCAAATGAAATGCGCAGCGGAAAGCGCACATTGTGGAAACTGTTCATCGTGGCTCCGGCTGGTTTCAAAGAGTCCTTGTCCCACGCGAGACGGCACGGGCCAGCATGCCGGCAATCTGCGCTTCGGATTTGCGGAAGGACGCAGCGTCCGGCGTCGAGACGTTGAAAACGATCTGCGTTGTGCCTCCACCTCCGAGCGCCGCCACGCCCAGCCTGCCGTCAGGCGTGCGCTGCAGCGGCAGGATCGCCTCCGCTCCCGCTTCGCCCATGAGGCCGATGTTTTTCCCCATCGGGAAGTAGCTGGGTGTGGAAACGACGCCTCCCCCGGCAAAGGGGACGATCCCCCCTTTGGCAAAACCGAAGAGCTTGCCCGCTCCGCCAAACAGGCCGGAAAGCAGCGTGCCGGCGAGGTTCTCGAGCGGCTGCAATCCCCGTTCCAGCGCCATGCCTGCCAGGTTCAGCCCGATCTTGCGCAGGATGTCGTCGAGTGACTTGCCGCTCACCGCCGCGCTCTTCATCGCGCCCGTCAATCGCGTGCCGAAATCCGCCGAAAGCGAAGCCAGGTCTTCCAGCGCGGCCTCGAACGGAGCGGTGTCGGCAACGATCGGCACCCTCATTTCATCTGCCATTGGCATTCTCCGGATTGTCGGGGAAAAGGCGCATCAGTCGCGCGAGTTCCTCGCGGCTAAGCGAGCCGGTTTTCGAAAACCCCAGGGCCTGCAGCGCGGCATTGAACTCGATCGGGGTCATTGCCCAGAATGCATCGGGTGAAAGCCGCAACAGGCCGAAGGCTAACCCCATCACCTCGTCCCATGGGAAGGGAGCCCCCGGTCCCGCTGCGGCATTCAAGGGTTTTGACCGTTATCCTCGCCCGAGGATCGCGCTCCGAACGTCGCGGACAGAAGCTCGGCCACCAGCCGTGCGAACCCGGCCGCGCCGTCTTCGCATTGCATGGACCGCACTTCGTCCTCGCTCACCTCATGACCGCCGCCCCTTAGGCCGGCAGCGATGATGGCCGTCATGTCCCGCGCCGAGAGCTTGCCTGAGCCGAACCGCTCGACGAGCTGGTTCAGGTTTTCCGCTGCGAACGCCGCTTCCAGCTCGGCAAGCGCTCCCAGCGTCAGGCACATCCGGTAATCACGGCCGTTTAACTTTGCGGCCACCTCGCCGCGCCGCCGGTTGACGCTCATATTGCCTCCGCGAATGCGACGGGCCCTGCCGATTCCAGGGCGATCTCGAATGTCACCTCGCCGTCGTGGCTGCCGGAATACTCCAGCGCGGTGATCTGAAATCTCCCCGAAACCGTGCCGAAATCCGGGATGGCAAACTGCCATCGTGCGATTTCCCCCGTGAAGAAGCGAGCACGGATCGCTGCATCGGACTGCGCGTCCTTGAAAATGCCGGAGCCGCTGATGGAGGCTCTCTGCACTCCGCTGCCGGCCAGAAGTTCCCGCCAGCGGCCCGCAGAATCGGAATCGGTGACGTCCACCGTCTCGCTGTTGAAGGCGAGACGCTTCGCCCTGAGTCCTGCCACGGTGACGAAACTGCCAAGACCATCCTCGTCAAGCTTGAGGAGCAGGTCCTTGCCCTTCTTTGCGACCATCAAGGTCTCCTTCAGTGAATGAGATTTTTCAGACGATGGCGCGCGGTCGCCTCGCCTACGCCGCTTCGATCACCGCGCGAAAGCGCATGCTCCCCTCATAGACGGCGAGGTCCTCGTCGAAGCGCATCTCGGAAAACTCCAGCCGCAGGCTGACCAGATGGTGCCTGACAAGTGCCAGGTCCTTGTCATGCAGCGCGGCGCGCACAAGCTCCATCAGAGCCAGCGCCTGCTTTCGCCCTTTGTGCTTGGACCAGACATGCAGCGTGAAAAGGTGCTCGCTTCCCGTTTCCGTTCCGGTGCTCCAGTCATAGACGCTCGCCCGGCCGAAGGTGACGTAGGGGAATCCGAGATCGGCAGGCGTAACGTCGTGGAACTTGGCGCCGCCGAGCGCGGCCACGAGGGCATCATCCGCCTTCAAGGCGTCGAACACCGCGCCCTGAAGATCAAGCGCTGCTGCGGTCATGATCATCTCCCGCCCGGGCGTCCGCCCTCCTTTCCGGCCTTGACGGCGTGCGACCTAAATCCGCTTCGTCCCGTTCCACCGCTTCCGCCAGCTCATACGCCCTCACGCGCATGGCACGCACCAGCCCATCGAGCGTCAGTCTCATCGTCACCTTCATCGTCCCTCCTCGCGCACAAGGCAGGTGAGGTATCGGCCGGTTTCGTCCGGATCCTGCACCGTGACGATTTCCAGCGCTCGCCCGGCCCTCAGGAAACGCATTCCGCTGCGCAGATCCGGGCGGTATCGCAGGGTAACCTTGTGGGTGATGGCCTCCAGGAACTGCCCGGCGCCGAAGCGGCTCTGCGCTCGCAGCGGCTCCACCGCCGCGAACAGTCTCGCTACCTCGCTCCACTCCTCCGAATGGCCTCCGGCGCCATCCTCCACAGGTATGGCCGCCTGCAGGATCACCTCGCTCCGCAGGCGGCCCGCATCCAGAAACAATGCTTTCATCAGAGCCTCGGTCGTCGCCAGGTGGCCATCAGCCGCCGGTATTCGTCGGGAATGGAAACGGGCTGGCTATCGGCGCCGAAAGCTCCGCGAAACTCGTACCAATGGGCGACGAGGATCAGGATCGCGCGCTTCAACAGGTCGGGCACGTCCGTCGCCGCCTCGCCGAAGCCGGCCAGGAAATCGATCTCGATACCGTTGATCGCCAGCCCTGGCGCCGGGCGTTTCCTGAGATAAAGCCGCGAGGGCGAGGAAAACCCGTCGAGCTGATAGTCTACCGGCGGCAGGACGGAGCCCGCACCGTCGGCGTCGAAGATCGTGATCGACAGGATCTCGCGTACCGGCGTGCGCCGCAAAAGCACGAGATCGCTGTCGGGCCAGTCATCCAGCGCGAGCCGCCAGGATTGGGCGGCGAGCGCGGTGCCGGTCGCCTGCTCGACCTCCTGGCGCGCCGCCCGGATGAGGCCCTCGATCAGGATGTCCTCGCTGTCATGCGCGATGCGCAAATGCTCTTTCACCTCGGCGACGGAAACCGGCTCAAAGGCAGGTTCTACCGTTCGAAACAGCGTCATGAACGCCTCTCTTGATGTGTTGAATCAAGAACGGCCCCGGAGTGAGCCGGGGCCGCCGAGCATGGTCTTCAAGCGGCGAGTTGCGCCGCCGGCTTCAGGCGATCACGCCGTGCCGAACTTCAGGAGCTTGATCGCCTCGAAGTTCTGAATGCCGCCGCCCACGCGCTTGGTCGTGTAGAAGAGCACATAGGGTTTTGCGGAATACGGGTCCCGCAGCACGCGCACGCCCGTCCGGTCGACGACCAGATAACCACGGCCGAAATCGCCGAAAGCGATCGGCGTCGCATTCGGGCCGATGTCCGGCATGTCCTCCGCTTCCACAACCGGGAAGCCCATCAACATGGCGCGGGTGCCCGGCGCCGCCGGCGGCTGCCAGAGATAGTTGCCGTCGCCATCCTTGAGCTTGCGCAGCACCGCCTGAGTCCTGCGGTTCATCACCCAGTTCGCGTTCTGGCGGTAACTCGCCTTCAGCATGTAGACGAGGTCCACGAGCACGTCGGCGGGTGCGGTCGCCGGCAGGGCCCCGTCCACCCCCGTCGCCACATAGCCGATATTGCCCCAACTCCAGGCGAGGTCGTCAACCTGCGGATAGGCGAGGAAGCCGCGCGGCTTGTTTACCCCGTCACCATTGACGAAGGCCGCTCCCTCCTGCTCGGCAAAGGCCGTCTCGATCTCCCCGGCGATCCAGGCATCGAGGTCGACCACGCTGTCCTCCAGCAGCGCCGCAGTCGCTGCCGGCATGGCGTAGAGCTCCGCCGTCGGGAAGGAGAGCTCATCCAGCGTGCTCGACGCCGTCTCGGGCCTCGCCGCCGTCTCGCCCACCCATCCGGTCGCCGGGCCGGTGATGGCGAACGGCTTCTTCAGCACGGCAGAGGAGACCTGGCGCACCGAGGCAATGGAGCGGATCGGCGAGATCGCCGCCAGCCGTTTGCCGATCTCCGCCTCCGTCTCCTCAGGCACCAGATAGCCGCCGTCCTGGCCGGAGCCGTAGGACATCGCCTTTTCCTCGAGCGCCCGCAGCTGCCGGTCGTCACCGGTCCGGATGTAGCTCTCGAAAGCCTGCTTGTGTTCGAGCTGCATGAGCGAGCCCACGCCGTCGCGCCCAAGCGCCGGCCGCGCCTTTTTAAGGATCAGCCGGTCGATCGCGCGCTTCTGCTCGTCGAGGGCGGCCGAAATCCGCTCCACCTTGTCGGCCGTCACCGGGTCGGCCGCCGAGCGGCGCTCGATCTCCCTCAGGCGCTGGTCGTTCGTTTCCTTGAAGACTTCAAAGGAGGCCATGAACTCCTCGAAGGCGCTTGTGAGATCGGCGCTTGTTTCGGCCGACTTCACTTCCAGGACGCCCGTTTCCTTCGCTGCTGTCATTGTCGTTCCTGTTGCTGAAAGAGTTTTGCCGCCTGCCGGATGGTCACCGCCAGGCGTTGCGACATGTCCGGCGCGGCGTCCCGCTCGCGCAGGAGATGTGCGAAGCCTCGCGAAATCACCGTCTTGGCCTCGCTTCGCGTCAGGCCCGCATCCCGCGTCAGCCAACGCTCGAATTCCCGTGGGCTCGGAAGCCCCCCATGAGCCTTCACCTTCTCCACGCGCGCTTCGGGCAGCATGGGAAAGGTGACGACGGAAATCTCCCACAGATCCGCCTTCCTGATCCGCCTGATGCCCGTTCGCGGCTCGCTTACCGCCCGCACCGTCCGGAAGCCGATCGAAAGTCCGTCGAGCGCGCCGTCCCGCATCAGCTCCAGCACCTCGCGCGCCTTCGCCACGCCGGTGGCAAGCTTGCCGCGCACGAAGAGCCCGCGCTCGTCCTCGCGGATTTCCTGCCAGGTGCCGATCGGCTGGTTCGGATCATGCTGGAAGAGCATGCGGATACCACCTGCTCCCCGTTTTTCGATGGAATCGGCGAAGGCGCCCCGCTCCACCATATCGCGGCCGAGATCCACCCGGCCGAAGAGACTGGCATATCCCGAAAAGGTGCCATCGCGCTCCACCGCCTCAACGTCGAGGCTCGAATACTTGCGCTCCTCCGGCCCGGCGGCGATCTTCATCCTCATTCCTACGCATCCTTCGCTTGTCGCTGGTCGCGGGCCGCATGGCCTCCGAAAAAGCGGGTGACGAAGCCGATTGCGCTCCAGGCGCACAGGCTCGCTGCAGCCGATCCCATCATCACCAATTCGCCAGGGGCAAGCAGGCCGGCAATGCCGAGTTCGGTCGCGATCTTCAGCCCCGCAGTCCCGCCGAACACCAACCCGCAGGCCACGCCGACCGCAAAGCGGATCGCTGCCTCACGGCGCCCGGGCGGCAGAATGTAGGCGAGGGAGATCGCCGAGCCCGCGATCGCTCCGATGATCTTGGCGGCCCACAGAAACGCCGCTTCGCTTATTCCGCTCATCGCCAGATCCTTCCTGTCCTTCACGTCGCCAACCCCGCCATGATGTTCTTTCGCCGCCGGTATCGTGCCGGCGCTTTCACTTTTGTTCGGGCATAATCCGCGTCCGAGTTCCTCAGCGCTCCCGCGCAACCCCATAGCCCACGGCCTCCCGCTTCTCGTCGTCAGTAAGGAAGCTCGCCTCGTTGAGGCGCTTCCAGAGCGCCTCGCGCTCGGCGGAAAGCCCTTCGATCCGATCGAAATCGACCCAGAGCCGCACGTTCCCGCCGAAACGCCGACGCAGAAAGGTGCCGAGTTCGGTCGCGATACGGCCCACCAGCGGCAGCACCGTGAGCCGGTAGAAGGCACGGTTCGCCTCCTGATAGTTGGCGTAGGTGTTGTCGCCGGGGATGCCGAGCAGCATCGGCGGCACGCCCAGCGCCAGCGCGATCTCACGCGCGGCACCGTTCCTGGCCTCCATGAAATCCATGTCCCTGGGAGAAAGACTCATCGCCTTCCAGTCGAGCCCGCCTTCAAGAAGCAGCGGCCGCCCCGCCCGCGCCGCGCCCGAATAGCCCTGCTCCAGTTCCGCCTTCAGCCGGTCGAACTGGTCGTCCGAGAGATTTCCGCCCTCCTTCGGCGCATACACCAATGCACCGGAAGGCCTGGCGGAATTGTCGAGCAGCGCCTTGTTCCAGCGCGCGGCGGCATTGTGGACATCGAGCGCCATCAGCGCAGCCGAGAGCGGCGCGAAACCGTAATGGTCGTCAAGAGGGTGGAACAGCGTCAGGTGCAGCCCCGTCCCGTCCTCCTCGAGCGACACGATCCGCTTGGCATTGCCCGCCCGGTGCTCCAGCGCCACTGGCCAGCCGTTCGCATCGGCGATCACCGTCACACGGTCGGGCCTCAGCAAGTGCATTTCGCTCGTGCCTGAGCCCGCCTCCACCAGCTCGACATAGGCGTTTCCGGAAAGGAGCAGGTGCCCGTAAAGCATCTCCATGAAGCTGGGACCCGCCTGCCGGTGGTTCGGTCGTGCGAGGAGATCGAGCAGGGGATGAACGTCGAGTTCCTCCTTCCCCTCATAAGCAATCCACGGCACTGCGGCTGCGGCCTCGGCGATCATGCGCACGGCGCGGTGGACCACCGGATTGCGCATGAAGCCTTCCCGAGCCAGGGAAACGTAATCCCGCCTCGTCCACAGCGCATCGCCTTGGGCGTGCAGCGCCACGAAGCCGTAGCCACCGGCCTGCTTGCGTTCGACGGGCGCGCTCCCGCCCCCCGGATGCCGCCGCCCCCAGGGCCATTTCCAAGCCATCTGACCTTCCTGCTTTTCTTAAGAGAAATCCCGAATGCGCGGCTCGCCGGTGCGCCCGAGCATCAGTTCCGTGATCGCCCACACAAGCGCATCCACCCGGTCCGGCGAACGGCCTCCGGAAAGCCCGTCCGTCCCGAAGTCGCACATCTCGTCTTCCAGTTCGGGGAAACGATGCGCATGGCGAACTCGCCCCTGCGCATAGAGCGCAGCCACCGGCTCGGCGCGCACCCACTTGCCGCGGCTCGCCCGCACAGGCTTCACCGGAACCAGAGGATCGACCGTCGCAAGCACGCTTGAGACCATGTCTCCGCCCTGGTTCACCTCGGCCACGACCGCATCGGCCTGGAAGCGGTGATAGAGCGCCACTGCGCGCGCAGCCCACTCCTGCGGTTTCGCAGCGCGCATCGTGCCGTCATGGAGCACCCAGCCTGAGCCCTGCCCGTCCAGACCCGCGACGATGATGCCGCAGGCGTCCGATGTCCTCCGGCTTGTCACCGGAGGATCGACCGCCACGACGATGCGTGACAGCGCGCCGCAATCTCCCCGCCATGCAGCCGTCTCCAGGCTCGCCCGGCTCCAGAGTGCGTCCTCACGGTCCTCGATCAGTTCGCCGTCGAGTTCCTGGCGCCCGAGCCTCGTGCCTGCATAATTCCGTTCGACGGCCCGCAGGAAATTCGCGGCGAGATGCCGCGCATTTTCTTCCGTGCGCATCCGGGTCACCGTCACGTCACTGCTTGCGGCGAGCCGCCGGATCAGCGGCACCGGTTTCGGCGTCGTCGTCAGAAGCTGCACCGGCCGCTGTCCCAGCCGCAGGCCGAATTGCAGCATGTCGAAGCAGGCTTCCGCGTTCTTCCACTTGGCGACCTCGTCGCACCACGCCGCTTCGAACTGCGGCCCCCGCAAGCTGTCCGGGTCCTCCGACGAAAACACCTGCGCCACTGCGCCGTTGTCCCAGACCAGCCGCCGCCGGCTCGGTTCGTAGCGGGGCCGGGTGCCGCGCGAGACGGCAAGGATACCCGACGGTCCCTCCACCATCACCTCGCGCACGTCGCCGAGCGTCTCGCCCACCAGCGCGATGCGACCGTACCCATGAGAGGCGAAGGGCGGAAGTCCGCGCACCAGCGCATTCACCCACTCGGCTCCCAGTCTCGTCTTGCCCGAGCCGCGGCCGCCCAT